CTTTGGCTGAGTTGACCTAACTTTTTTTGCAGCTTTTAAGTTTCCATAGTCATAAACTTCAATCTCCGAGAGTTGAGTCATGCCGCTAGATAGTCTTTTTGGCGAGGGTGTCTTGTCAGAAGACGAAGACGCTATTGAATCCGGAGTCCCTGGCTTTTTCCCTTGACCGTCAATTCCGACCCATACTGGCTTTGTTGTTCCCTCATCTGCCCAGCCATCACCGTCAACGTCCATTCTGGAGCCGGTAGGTTTTCTTTTTCCCGGCTTACCGCCCGTGGGGAGCTCGATATTTCCGAGTCTTCTTCTTTTACGTCCTTCGCCAATTGTCGGTCTATTTACTCCGCGAGAAGCTAAATACTGACCAAGTCGCCCTACGGCCGCTTTTTCCTCTTGGTTGGCCGCCAGACCGCGTCTGGACTCCTCGAAAGGGATGGGGAATTCATTATCGGAAGACATTTAATTAAATAATACCATTAGAAGATATGCGCAAACTAAAGCCGATTACCGCATTTAGTGCATATCTTGGCCCAAGGATAGAAACGCATCATTTCCATTGGGTGGTCACATTCGAGCAATCTCTTGGCTTCGGAATTAAGAATGTTTCTAATCCACGCAGAAAGGGTCACCTGCTCTATGTTGGCAGCTTCTTTCCATCTGCCTCTTTCGTAGTCGTTGGTACGAATAAGGACCTGTTTGTCTGCTGGACCGTCTGAAGCGTCAATTAAAGGTGAGACAGTGGGTGTCAAGGTTTCTGCAACCTTGTCCATAGCTACGCGAATATTGTCAAGTTCGTCATTTTCATTGTTCGATATCGTCATCGCTTGGGTCCCTGTAGTTTGGCTCATCCGTTGAGTCAGATACTACTTCAGCGTCGATAATCAAACCTTCATCTTCTTGGTTTTTTCTAAGAATTGCATAAACAGTCTCCTCTGGTAACACCCCAGAAATCGCCATTAATTCCAGCAACTTTCTTGCTTCTGATTCGGCATCGAAACCAACTGCAGGCATTGTTACGCCAGGCTGGCCCGCAATAGTCGCGCGAACTGTTTGATTTAGGGTTCCGTCAACGTTTACGTTTACGTTCGTCTGCTCCATGCCAAGCAATTTCGTTCTTCGGTCCATTATGGAGAGAACTTGCTGTATTGCCTTGAGGTCCGGCTCTATCTGCATTTCTGTTCCATCGTCACCGACTATGCGTCTGTGTTGCGTCATGGGCCATATTGCTTGCTGCAGGTTGTCTAAACGCTCCAGCTCCATTCTCAAGACTTCAGGGTAAGCGAGGATGGCTTCCTTGTTCATCTTTTCAAGCTGACGTTGGATAGACCTGGACACTGAGGCTGAAGAAACACCAAATCTTCTGGCTATTTCATTTACGGAAGTTCCTGCTTGACGCATCTTGAAAATGCGCATGTCTCTTTCGTTTAGAAACTCTTTAGTAGTAATTGGTTTTGATTTTTCGTCACTCATTTAACAGCCTTAGACCACTCGACGACCTCAAATGGAAATCTGACGCCTCTCTTAATTTTAGTAGGCCATTGGCGCTCGTCACGAGCACCTCTGAAATGGCGTACATCATAAACATAGCCTCCCAATGCCGTTGGGTCTGGCTGAAGAGAAATACCGAACTCTGGCCACCTAGACCAGACAGCCGAACCGAACGGACGCAGGTCCCTGCTTGTCATACTTGTACCAAGAGGGGCGTGATGCTCAATCCATAGGGCGCATTTATAGATGGTTCTAATCGTGTCCAAGTATTTTGCAACTTCTAATGCGATTGACTCAGAAGTTCTGCCACCTGGGTCTAAGAACGCCTTATAAAGAGGACCTATGACCAAAAGCTCAGGCTTGACCGTATCAAGCGCTTCTTCAAGAATCGCCCTATCGCTAGCCTTCAGCAAATCCATTCCAGATGGACGAGTTAGCAATTCGGCGTTCAGGCGAGACACGCGACCCTGCGACATGGCTTGAAGCGCTATAGAGCGACCAGTTCTTCTAATGATTCTGTCTGGGTTTTCAAGGTCAACCGTAAGTGTTGTGATTGGTTTCATGGGTTGAAACGAAAACGGATGTATTCCAGCCGCTGAAAGAAGCGCAACCTGTCTAGCCAACATTGTTTTACCGACACCTTCGGCAGCAACAACAATAACTCTTTCTCCTCTTTCAATAAGGCCAGGTATAGCCCAATCGTAAGAGTCTCCATCGGATTCATTAATAAAATCGTTCCAGTGAACAAGACGGCCCGTATCTAAAGTAAAAGAAACAGTTGCCGTTGCGAGAATGAGACCGCTTTTTGCTATCTTCTGTTTATTATTTAGGTCGCTTCTGTCTAAGATTTCTTGAATCTTGGTTAGAGCCAAGTCTTCAGGAGAAAGTTCGTCTGTAATCTTTGATTCAGAAACAACTACTTCATTAAATCCATCCGCAGACATTTGTTCCGGTTCTGGTTCTTCTGGAATGTACGGAACTAGTTCGTCAATAGCTTTTCCAGCCTCAAGGTGGTCCGTTATGTCCTTGTGCTCTGGGCATACCCAGACTTGAGCGTCACATCCCACCGCTTTAAGTTTTTCACAAACATCTAAAGCGTGTTTTAATCCAACCTCGTCTTTGTCGGCGATTATCTCCACAACTAAACCAGCAAGGGGTTCGGTATGAATATCAAGCCATTTCCCAGCACCACCAGGCATGGTTGTAGCAATATAACCAGCGTCAGTCAACGTGTCTACGTCTTTTTCGCCCTCTACAACCCATACGGCAGCATCAAACTTCTTTGAGTTTATAACTGCGGGAAGATTGTAAAGAACCTTAGGTATATCGCCGAGGCTGTACTCCCAGCCACCTCTAGAGTCGGGCTTTCGTTGACTAAATGTTTTCTTGCCGTTCTCGTCTACGTATCTAAGCTTTTGGAATAACAGTTTTCCATTTTCGTCCGTGTAGTCGTAGGTTGCTACCAATGTTTGCTTTGTTGAAGGTGTAGGTTTTGCGACCACTGGTTTTTTCTGTTGCTCTGAGCTTTTTGGTGGAGAAACTGGACGATAATCTTTGTTCTGTAGATAGTCCGAATCGTCTTTTCGTGGCATCAAATCTGCAACACTCAAACCAACGGCAGTACATATCTCTTCTACGTTGCAGGACATTCCTCGATGACAGGTAACGAGAACTCGACCATCCATTCCTTGTCCAACAGAGAGAGACGGATTAGCGTCATCATTTCTGCAGGGACAGCGCGCAATCCATCCAGAGCCAGCCTTACGAACACCATCTAATAAGGCTAGAAAATTTTCAGTTTCTAAAGAAGGATTTGTCATCTAGATGGTCACCGAGGCAGGAGTAGGTTGACGGGGACTTTAGGAATCATAATGATATTTAGTTTTCTTCTCATTTGATGCCTCTCACGTTCTGACGCTCCACCCCATATACCAAAAGATTCGTGATACAAGCCGTAAGACAAACACTCTAAACGAACAGAACAATCTTTGCAAATGCTCTTCGCAAGTGCAGCATCTTTTTTTGCTTTGCGATAATTGTCTGAGAATTTTCCTGGCTGAGATTTGTCCGCCATAGGAAACCACATGTTGAGGTCTTGTCCAGTGCAACTACCACCCTCGGGAATACTGTCTATACGTTCAATATTGTTCACTAGTAAACCCTGTCTTGCCGTGGGGAGAAGTTATTCTCCTGCGATACGGATTACATCGCGAGATGAAAGATACACGACTGCGCTGCGAATCACAAGTTGACCGTTGATATCTTCTGAAGCAACATCTACTGCTTCCATCGGAACACCTATTCTGGAAGCAATCGCTGCTCTGGTTTTTTCTATTCGAGTTTCTTGTTCTGCTAAATCATCATCGTAAAAAACGTTTGATGGAGAAGGTGCAGTAAAAGACTTAAGCTCTACTTGCTTTTCTTTGGCGCGCAAGCACCACATGCACGCAATATCACTTGATGAAGCTTTGCGTTTTCTAACATCAATATGACCACAAGAAAGCTTGTGCTGATACGTTAGTTGTCCCCATGCTCCTATTTTTTCAATAGAAATAATGGCCCTACGTGGGGCTTTTCGTCGTTCTGTTGTCATTTGGGCGAAGCTTTCCTCTCGGAAAGACTAACGCTTAAACAGTTTTGAAAAGATTCTCTTCAAGGTGCCAACGCGAGCAGGGGCTTCCTTCTTCACAAGGTCTTTAATCTCGTTTGTGGTGGATGAAATGAAATCTTTAAATTCAGATGTTCCATCAACGAAATTAATTTTAATCGTTTCCAATTCGTGCAATGCTTCATGAATTACTGCTGCTTCAACGGCAGGCTTAACGCTCTTCTTCTTTGGAGCCGCAGTTTTCTTGGCGGGAGCCTTTTTGGCGGGAGCCTTTTTCTTGGCTGCAGCCTTCTTGACTGGTGCTTTTTTTGATGATGTTTTTTTCTTGCTATCGCTCATGGCTAAAACAATAGCGTACGGGTATGTCGTACAGGGTAAAACAACTTTATTTGTTTACCCGTATTCTGAGGGTCATTGACTAAGATTTTTTCGTGGAGCAATATGTAAATGATTTTAGTAAAATGGCACTGGCATTGACCTCGGCCCAAATGGCTAAGGATGAAGCGGTCAGTGAACACGGACTAGGAGAAGAGCTCTCGATTCATTTTCTAGCTTGGCTAGACAACACCCTCATAGCGATTTGCCAAATGAACGGGGAAACTGGCAAGCTTGACCCTGAAACTAGGTTCAATAGATGTAAAGAGTTATGCAAAGTCCTCAGGACGGACTTGTGGTCAACTGCGATAACTATGGTTTCAGAAGGATATTGCTCCCTAGACTCCTACAAGACCAAGAACATGGACCTTGCCACCGCTTTTGCTGACCAAAGTCTCCCGGTTTACGAGTGCATAACCGTTAGTCATACGTCCATTGATGAAGATACTGACCACGTTTCTCCCGTTTCAATGGTTGCAGCGCCGTACAAGATTGAAATAGGCAGAAAAGTTAGCTGGAAAGAGGTGTTGGTTTATCCAGAAAAAGCTGACGAATACACTCGCCAGACCAAGTACCCGACCATGCTCCGCAGGGTTTTGCAGATGGACCCAGACGATTCCGTTACTGGAGACAATCTAGCCACAGCGACATCCAAGATTTCCGACCTAGGGTTTATAATGCAGAGATTAATTTAAGTAAACTTATATTATGTCTGAATTTTATAATAGTGCTGGATTTGGTGAGTCATCCCTCTTTAGAAATGATGCGTCTGGAATAGATATCCACAGGGCAGACAGACAGCCATGCCCGGTCTGTGGTCACCCTACTGGAGACTGCGTAGGAGATACTCCCGCTCCGGAGACAATATGGGGATACAACACTTCGTCTTCGCTAGACAACTCGTTAACTTTCTACATTGAAGAAGATTATTTTGAAGAACGTGAAATTGCGCCCGGAATAATTACAAAGATTCTTGTCTTTAAAAAGGGAAAAAACATTCCTTTGGCCACTGCAAAAGAATACGGTTTCATAAAATAAATTTCATCGTCTCTCGACTTTTTCTTTATTCGTTTTTGCGCTACACTCATTTACTCACAGTTATTAAGTGACCCCTACCTGACAGGAAATTATGAACCTCATTGACGATGAATTTATTGCCTCATACGCGAACAAGCAAGTCCCTTGGGGCTTTAACGGAATGGGTGAAATCGTTTTTTTGCGCACCTATGGTCGCTTAAAAGAGAATGGCGATATTGAAACATGGGCTGAAACAATTCAGCGAGTTGTTAATGGAGCAATTGCTATTGGTGTTCCTTACACCAGAGAAGAAGCTGAAGAACTTTTTGACCACATGTACCACTTGAGGTGTTCAGTAAGCGGTAGAGCGCTTTGGCAGCTTGGAACTCCAATGGTTGAATCTTTTGGTGGAGCATCGTTGAACAACTGCTACTTCACAAACATCGAAAAGATAGATGACTTTGAGTTTCTCTTTAACTACTTGATGCTTGGTGGCGGAGTTGGATTTTCCGTAGAGCGTTCAAAGATTCATGACCTTCCCAAAGTGAAGTCTGGCGTTGTTATTTCACACGAACGAACAAACGATGCGAACATCATTGTTCCAGACTCACGAGAGGGCTGGAGCCGTCTACTACATGCCGTATTGAAGTCATACTTTGATACTGGTAAGTCTTTTACTTACTCAACAATTCTTGTACGAGAGTACGGAGCAAAGTTAGGCAAGATGGGTGGAACTGCATCAGGTCCTGGTGCGCTTATTGAAGGCGTCGAAGACATTTGTAAAGTTTTGGAAAACAGAGTAGGAAAGAAGCTTCGGTCTATCGATGTTTTGGATATTTGTAACATTATTGGTCGCGTTGTTGTTTCCGGCTCGTCGCGTCGGTCGGCGCAAATAGCCGCAGGCGACCCTGATGACGTTTTGTTCCAGCGTGCCAAGAACTGGGGAAGTGGAAACATTCCTGCATGGCGAGCAAACAGCAACAACTCTATCTATGCCGATGGTTGGGACGAGATTCCTGCTGAGATTTGGAAGGGCTACGACGGTTCTGGCGAACCATACGGATTCCTTAACAGAAAGCTTGCAAGAGCCGTCGGTCGACTTGGTGAAAAGAACGTTGATAACTCAATCGAAGGTTTTAATCCATGTGCCGAAATCGGCCTAGCAGATGGAGAGTCGTGCAACTTGTCCACAATCTTCCTGCCGAACGTGGAATCCGTAAAACAGTTGATGTCTATCTCTCGTCTTCTCTACATGACACAAAAGCAAATAACACGACTTTCGTACCCGTTTGAAAAGACAACCAAGATTGTTCGCAAGAACGCCAGAATTGGACAAAGCGTCACAGGAGTGCTTCAAGCCTCCGAACAGCAGGTTTCTTGGCTCTCCACGACATACGACTACCTTCGTGACCTTGACGCCGAGTACTCAGCAGAAAAAGGCTTTCCGAAGTCCATCCGTCTTACCACCGTACAGCCCTCTGGGACGCTCTCTCTGCTCCCTGGAGTCACTCCGGGCATACATCCGGCCTTTGCAGCCTATTACACCCGTAGAGTCCGTTTTGGCTCGAATGACCCACTTGTGGAAGCCTGCCGTAAGAGGGGCTACAAGGTTGTCTGGGATATCGGTATCGATGGACGAGAAGACCACACCCGTTATGTTGTTGAGTTCCCTTGTGAATCACCGCAGGGGTCGATTCTGGTCAGTGAAATGACAGCGGTTCAGCAATTGGAGTGGGTCAAGAAGCTTCAGACAGAATGGGCAGACAATGCCGTATCGGTCACTGTGTATTACCGCAAGGAAGAACTTGAGGAAATCAAGCAATGGCTTTCAAAGAATTACAACGACAGCGTTAAGTCTGTTTCGTTCCTTCTTCACACAGACCATAACTTTGTTCTTCCTCCATACGAAGAAATCACAAAAGAAGAGTACGAAAAGACTGTCGCAAAGATTGACTTCACTATTCCGCTTGTTCAGTCAAAGTTCGATGGAGAAATTGACATGGAAGATTGCGCAACAGGAGCCTGCCCAGTAAAGTAGACACATGTCTAAAAATATGTCCTACGAAGAGCGTTTTTTCCAAAAGGTAAACAAGACCGAATCTTGTTGGCTATGGACGGGCGCTTTGAATTCCAAAGGCTATGGTTCCATGGGTTTTGAAGGCAAAACTACAAGCACGCACAAGCTCAGTTATTTATGGTTTAGAGGCGAAATACCAGAAGGAATGTTTGTCTGTCACACTTGTGACGTCCCGCCGTGCGTTAATCCTGAACATCTTTTTTTAGATACAAATTCAGGAAACATGAAGGATATGTTCAAAAAGGGAAGAAACCCCCCTCAGACGAAAAAACAGACTCATTGTAAAAAAGGTCATTCTTTTGAGGAATTTGAACCGCTTGTATACGTGAAGAAACAGGGTAGGCAAATTGGTAAAGAATACAGAACCTGCAAGGAATGCAAGCGCATAAGTGACTCAAAAAGAAGAGGCAAGAACCTTGAGTACATGCGCGAGTACAATCTGAAAAACAAAGAGAAGCTAAATGAACAGCAAAGAAACCTGTATCATGCTAAAAAGAATAAACAAAACCCCTAGCGTCGGTGGCCCAAGGGATAAGGCAACAGACTTCTAATCTGTAGATTGCAGGTTCGAATCCTGCCCGACGCGCAATATCACTATAGGATTTAGCTATGAATATCAACATAGGTTCAGACCCGGATTTCCAAAACATCCTTGACCGTTTTGCTGACGGCATACCGGCAACCATTGACTGCGGTTATGGCTGGGCGGAACTAATAATAAAATGCGATACTATTTTATTTACTCAGGACCCGAACTATACGGTTGCGCAGATAAAAGAAAAGTTTGGTGGACTGCGGTTTTACTTCAATCTTTCAAACATGGAAGAATACAGTAAAGTTAATTCGCTGATTCTTGCTATCGAGCAGGATTCTTTCAGCGTGTGTGAGAAATGCGGTGAACCAGGATATCCACGCAAGGTGGAGACGTCAGGAATGCGTTATACGTCTTGCGACGAGCACGAAATCTATTCCCACATTTCAGGGTTGGGGTGACCCACTGCTTTTTTTATCTTTATAGCTGTTCTTGCCACAACAACGGCTGAAACAATTGCCGCTAGCCAGTTAATAACGTTATTTATTTTTTTCTTCACGTATTGGTCCTCCGGTGACCCAAGCGCGACAAGTTCTCTTTGAAGCGCATTTAAAGTCGAATGCTTCACAGTATCCTAGTTCACCAGCTTCGTCTATTGCTCCCCATTCGTCTTTTCTGTCGTCTCCAACAAGTCCGTCTTGTATGCATGACTTCATTTGTGGGGTGACAATAAAAACTGCGCAATTGCCGCATTTCTGCTTCTTAGCCTCTTCGGTGCTTACTTCCCACTCGTTGGCAAGTTTGGACCAGAACTCTTCGTTTTTCTCTTCTGGATTAAGCGGGCCATAGTCGGCAACAGCAATTGCCTTTTTACGATTTAGTAGGTTTACCGAAACATCTTTTGTTGCCGTTGGGCATTTAGCAGAATCGTCTGCCTTTTCTTCTATGCGTATTCCTTTAATTGGTCCACGATATGAAGCCCATGTATTGTTGTTCATTTAAATTCTTCCCAGGTTTTGTCTCCTTGGCCGTAGTACTCACGAGCGTAGCCCGATGAAACTATGTCCTGATTAAGGCATGCGGTTAATTCGGATTTGACGTCCTTGTCGGAATATATTAAAGCCAGTACTCTTCCGTACTTATCGTCCTTGCCAGCAATCGTCTTTAAAAAGACCGTAGAGTGTCGCGCTGTCCAGTCCGTAGTAAAAGATTTTGCCTTGAGGCCCATTTGTTTTTCCGCTAAATCTTTGGTACGTGACTCCGGGGTATTTACCCCATAAAGTCTTACTCTGGCTTTGTGGTGAATACTAAACCCCAGGTCTATCATCACGTCCAGAGTGTCTCCGTCTATTACCTTGAGTACTTTTGCTGTGTACCAGTATTGCTCAGCCATTTTTTTGCTTAGCCTTGCGACGCTGTTTCATCATTTTTGCTGCCTTGGACATTCTTTTTAGTTCTTCTGAATCTTCCGAAACATAAGACTGCGATGCGGTTTTGGACGAAGGCGCTAGCTCGGAAATGTTTCTCCGAAGGGATGCGCGTATCGCTTGCTGCTCTTCGGACATGGATTCACTCAAGAACAACATTCCATCAGGAGGTATAAGTCCTTTAAGTTCTTCTGAATTAATAAATTCGTTATAACTATCTGGCGAAAACTTATTAAAGTAGTCGTAAGAAAAATGTGATTTCTTAGATTTAGAATTCTGGTATCTTTCCAGCATTCTTCTTCCTTTTGCTGCAAGCTTTTTGGCGTCTTCGATATTTTGAGGTACTGGTTCGCCCCAGGCTGCAGCCGATAGAGCCAATCTAGTTGCTCTGCCCTTTTCGTCTTTCATAGGGCCTGATGGGTTTGTGAAGAAACGAGTCAAGAAAGAACCTTTTCTTCTCATCTTTTCAGGAGTATCGGCAGCCCCCTTTACTCCTGGCTTCAAGCTAGCTCCTTCTTTTCTTTTGAAGTAAGCTCGTCCGGCAGCAGTCAGGCCACCCTTTGGGTCTTTAAGTACTGGTTTTTTTGAACCTTTGACTAGTACTTCCTGGAAAA